AATTTATAGGTGGTACAGACCCAACCTTATCAACAGATAATGGTGCAGTAGATAGATTAGATTATATTGTAGTATCTGCATCTAGTGATGGAGTTGGAGGAGATATTCATATGATAATTTCACAGGCATACGCATAAGAGATAATATGACAGATAACATAAATAAATTAATAGATAAACTAATAATAGAAGATGAGGGAAAATTACCTGAAGACCCTAAAACATTAAAACGATTGCGAAAAGCTTATTTAGATTTTAACAAAGAAGAAACAGCCAAGTATAAAAAAAAACCAAACCCTTATACAAGAAAAAAAATTATGGGTGTTACACAAATAGAATTAGCTACAGGAGGAAAAGTGGGACGTAGTCGTATGAAAAAAAAATCTATGAATGGTAATACATTTATAGCTAATTTATATAAAGGTTTTAAATAATGGGAGTCTTTCAAAATAATTTATTAGCAGGAGCTGCAGCAGCAGCAAGTGCAGGTGGAGCAGGATTTTATTCACATCAGATAGAACAGTCAGCAAGATTTGATAGAGATGATAATTCATATTTAACTGGTTATGCTAATAACTTTGGAACTGGAAATAGAAGAAAATGGACTTTAAGTTTCTGGTTTAAATTAGTGGCACATGATGGATTTGGTAGTAATCAATATTATCTTTTTACTTCTGACACAAATGCATCAGGCTCTTATGATACTATGATATTTGATGTAGATTCAGGTAGTAGATTTTATTATCAAACAACAAATAAAGCATATCAACCTAATGGTGCTTTTAGAGATACATCAGCATGGGGTCATTTAGTTATAGTATATGATAGTGATAATTCAACTGCTAATGATAGAAAAATTATGTATTTAAATGGAACTAGAATGACAGATTATAGTGACCAAGCATTAAGCCAAAATACAGACTCTCAATTCAATTGGGGAATCAAAACTCATTATATAGGAAGAAGACAAGATAATAGTGCTTCTCATCATGGAGATTATTATTTAGCAGAATGGATATTTGCAGATGGTCAAGCATATGCACCTACTCAATTTGGTGAAAGTAAAAATGGTGTGTGGATTCCAAAAGACCCTACTGGAACGAACTTCGGTACGACAGGACACCATCTTAAATTTGAAAATGCAAGTGATTTAGGTAATGATAGTTCAGGAAATAATAATGATTTTACAGTTAGTAACATGGGTGCAGACCATCAAGTTCTTGATAGTCCAACATTTGGGAGTTAATTAATATGGGAAGTAGTGGAAATTTTAGCACAATGAATCCTTTACATAGGACAAGTACAAATGTTCAATATAGTAATGGAAATTTAACATTTAGTCCTAATAGTAGTTGGAGTACAACTACATTTACAAGAAATAATATAGTTATTCCAAAAGATAAAAAAATATATATGGAAGTACATTGTGATAATCAAAGTGGAGATTATCATATGTTTGGTGTATCAGCTATTCTTGCTCTTCCAGAAGCTGCTCAATCTGGTAGCACAGGAACAGTTATGATATATAATGGTAGCACTAGAATTAATGGTACTCGTACAGATAATGTTGTAACTAATCCTTCTCAAGGTGATATAGTTGGAATTGCTATTGATGGTTCTAATAATAAAGTATGGTTTGCAGTAAACAATACATGGCAACTTTCTGGCGACCCTTCTAATGGAACTAATGAACTTGGAACTGTTACTACAAATAGTACAGTAGGTACTGATATAACCTTTGCTTTTAATCAAAACTCAGCTTCAATATTAACAGCTAATTTTGGACAAGATTCAACATTTGGAGGACAAAAAACTGCAGGTGGTAATGCAGATGCAAATGGTTTTGGTGATTTTTATTATGCACCTCCAACAGGATTTTTAGCTCTAACTACAGCTAACTTATCCATATCAGATGACATAGACCCTGCACAGACTGATGATGATTATCCTAGTAAACAATTTGGTGCTTATACATACACAGGTAGTAATGGAAGTGCTGTTACTGTTTCAACTGATTTTCAACCAGATTTAATATGGATAAAAAGTAGAGATAGTACAGATAATCATTACTTACAAGATAGCACCAGAGGTTTTGGTAATAGTAAATCTTTAAGTTCAAATTCAACTGGTGTGCAAGGTTATAATGGGGGAGCACCTAGTTCTTCTGGAGCACAAAATGTAGGCAGTAGTAGTTTTCAGGCTTATGGCTCAGATTGGTCAAGAGATACAGATGATATGATTGCATGGTGTTGGAGAGCTAATGGGGGAACAACTTCATCAAACTCAGATGGAGCATTAACAAGCACATTACAAGCAAATACTAAAGCTGGTTTTTCTATATCTAAATATACATCCAATGGTAGTGGACAAACTTTTGGACATGGATTAGGAGCAACACCAGATTGGTTTATAATTAAAAAAATAGATAACCAAGCTAGAAATTGGATTAGTTGGCATAAAGATGTATCTACAACTACAACTGGATACTTTAGATTTAGTACAAGTAACGCAGAAGAAAATGATACTATTTGGAACAATACTGCTCCTACGAGTTCTGTTATATCTGTGCAAAAAGATACAACAGAAGTAAATAGTCCTTCAGGAGATAGTTATATTTGTTATGCGTGGAGAGGAATTGAAGGCTACAGTAAATTTGGAAAATATGAAGGTAATGGAAATAATGGAGATGGTCCATTTATCTATACAGGGTTTAGACCAAGATTATTATTTATAAAAGATTTAGATGCAGGAAATGAATGGTATGTTCAAGACACAGCAAGAGAAACGTATAATCCAACAGAAAAATTTTTAGAGTGGAATACAAATGATGCAGAACAAAGTAAAAAACTAGATATACTTTCTAATGGTTTTAAACCCAGAGAGGATAGTGGAAGATTTAATGATACTCATACTTATATCTATGGTGCTTGGGCAGATGTGAGTTTTAAATATAACAATACTTTTTAGGAGGTGAAATAATATGTGGGCTTATATAAAGGATAATAAAATAGAACAAATCTATCAAAG